CGTGTGTCCAAGTCCACGAATCTATTGTATGGCCAGCAAGAAGATGACTGGACAAGATACCCAAATCACTTCCGGTATAGCCATCAAGTTGTAACGAGTAACCAAAACTTCGAACGCGCGAATTGTTTTCTTCACAAAAAATCACCGTGTTATCAGCTACAGCAGGACGGAGATGACTGCATCCCCAAGTAGTCTGAGGCTTCTGTCGTATTGTTTCAAAAGTAAAAGTAGTATCTGGACCGGAATTAATGCGCCATTCACTACCACTGGTAAAAATAAGCAAGTCATTCAAGGAAACAAAATGACGAATCTCATTAACTTGCTGTGCAGAGAGTGTAGCAGTTATCGCGTCATCAGCCTGGAGAGGTTGCGTCTTATTGAAGTTCGATTGATTACCAGTTTGGGAATATTCTGAAGTATCGGGACCATTAATAGTGCCACCAAATACTCTCCTTTGCTCATGGTATCCCACAGCGCCAGGGTTATCAGAGGTGGTTGGAAAAGGATTACGGAAATTAGGCGGAGTTAAGGCAGTATTCGGAGTGTAGTCATTATCTGTAAATGACACCGTGGTCCCGGAAGCCGCTCCAGCCGCCCCCTCAGCTTCGCCTATCAAGCCATATACGCCATTAACAGCACGATAGACAGCGTACCGAACAACACCAGCAACGGCGGTCCATGCAATCGTATTGTCGCGGGTAGCCGCTCCGTTAGTAATCTCCACAAAGGTTTGTCGAGAGATTCCACCAGACGAATAAGCCGTATATGCACTGCCATCAACTGTATTCCCATCTCGATCATAGAGCTCGAAAGTATTTGCCGTAACGCTTTGTGCATAGAAACGATTACCGTTTAACTCAGTCATTCCAACAACACTGTTGATCTGAACTTCATCACCGTTTGCATAACCATGTGCTGTAGAAGTAATGACTACAGGATCAGCTGCAGTAGCGCCTGTAATAGTTTCTTCTGCATCATTAAGTGCAGTGAACGTTTCCTCATTAGTCTCAAGCGCAATAGCAGTGACTCTATAACGATCAGTAGTTGAGCCAGATGTATTTACAGTGATAGTCTGGTCAGCCGGAGATGACAAGGTCGGGCCAATTACAATAGAAGTAATTGTCCATGCATCATGATCAGTACGTTGTAATTCACGAGGAATATAATCTTCATGAACAAGCGTCATTACATCAGCAGATTGCGTAAACTTGAGTTGAGGCAAATCTGCTAATGCGTATGGAGTAGTGAGTTCGTAAATAGTAGCCGCTGTCCCGCCACTAGTATAGGCAGTAAAAGCTGTACCGTCAATATCAGTGCTGTCAAATTGACTAGTAAGCTCAAAAGTATTAGCTGTCTTATTAGCTACAATATAACGATTTTGATTTAACTCTGTCATTCCCCCGACACTGTCGATAAAAACTTCTTCACCATCAGAAAAACCGTGGGAAGTGGCCGTGACAACAACAGGATCAGCCTGTGTAGCGCCACTGATATTCACTGCAGTATTTAATACATGCCCGTCGTCTCTAATAACACGCATATAAAGAGCGCCAAACTCTAAGATGTAGGTATCAGTTGTCTTGAATTCAAATGGAATAAGATATGCGCCATCGGCATGAGTCTTCACCGGGCCAATATATCGTGAACCTGGACGCCTACTCACACCGCCATATGTATGAACAATAGCGTTTCGAGCTGTCGCAAGACCAACACGATAGGCAGCTGTATCCACCCGCCCATGTAGAGTGGGGCTGAGCTCTCCCTTCGCAAACGAAGGTTGGATAATTTCAGGCATTAGTCCCTCGCTCGAATTGACTCCGCTTCTCGTGGAGGTTTATCCACCATCTCATTAGCATTCTGAGCATCAGCTTGTAACAGTAGGAGAAGAAATCGGTTCAGCATATCGTCACGAATTGCTTTCTTACCCGTCAAAGCTAGCGCCATATGATGTGCTAAGAGAAAGGACAAACAGAGAACAAAGTGTGGACTGAATAAATCAGTAATTTCTAGTTTCCAAGTATAAACTAGCACAGCATCATCTAAATCAGTGAGAATAGTTTTAGTCTCACCAGTAGAATCTGCTTCAATTTCAAAGGGTACCGCATCAGCACCAGACCCCGCCGGATTAACTAAGTAACGCGCAACTAGACAATCCGCTGGATACTGATAGCGGTACGCCCAGACCCCATCAGGGGGGTCTTCACTGTGAGAAGCAAGGGTAAGACGTTTCCGAGCAAAGCTCCAATCATAAGCAGCTAACACTGCCTCACGACTGAAGTTATACCACAGGTCCGCCTCGTTGGCTTCCGCTGTCTCTTCCGTGAAACTTTCAATAGACGATCTAGCACCCAGATTAGATAATGCCAAATTGGCAATTTTAACAGCGGAAATAGCCACTTACTTCTCCTGTTTTCGAGGACGACCAGGACGCTTCTTTTGCTTGAGGTTAATTTTTGCAACTTCCTGATTCGCCTTTTGTTCTTCTTCTGCCAGAGCAAATCCAGCAACACGGTCCATATCATGATCTCGGAGAGTTTCTACAATCTCATCTTCATCTTCAAGTTCTGGTAGTTCGTCCAGAATCTCTACAGAAGAGGGAAGAGAGCTTCTATACTCCTCTTCGATCTCATGGACTCCAGGAGAAAAATACTGCCCAGACATCTGCCTAGACTCACGAGTCTCAGGCTCAGTCGGGGCAAACCAAGCATATTTAAATCTGACCAGCATTATTTCATTCCTTATACAGCGGCACTAAACGGAGTAGCTTCGGTACCCGTCGAACACAAAAATCCGTCCAACATAAAGACACCTGAAGCAACATCAGTCAACTGAACCCAACTACCAACCAGACCGCCGGTAGTTGAACCATTCATAGTAATCGTATCAGTAGTTGCCGCTGCTAACATAGTTACACCGGCGATGTTAGTGGAGATGGAAACACCTCCATTAAATACATCCGAAGACGAAGCAGCCTGAACGATGTAATCATTACTAGAAACTGTCGTACCGAAGAAGATAGTATAGACATCCCCGGTACCCGTTGCAGCCGGCATAGTGACAGTAAGCCCAGCAGCAGCGTCAGCCTTCACAACACGGCCTGCATGCTCAGCTGCAGTCAGCGTATCCGATGCCGTAATAGCTACAGGATCGCCAAGGCGAACGCCGCCGGCAAACTCTGTACCAGACTGTCGCCACGTTTGTAATGTATTACCAACATCATCCTTCAATACATGCAACGTGCGATCATCATTATCAGTTAATGTCGCAGTCGCCGTACCACTATTATCAATCAAAACGATCAAACGAATCTTCTGATTAAAGTGAGTGGTAGTGTAGGTTTCAGCAACAGTGGCGTTAGCGGTGTTCCAACTCTTAATCGAACGCCACGAACCACTACTAGGGCTACCCTGTTCACGCTGAAGCTCAATAGTCATATCATACGTGCCAGAAATATCAATCGAAATCTCTTCACCCCTATTAGGGACGGCGAGCTCGACATTGTCTCCGACACCAGTAAACGAAGCCATTTACATTTCCTTTCTTTAAGGAGAACCAGGAGCCGAAGCTCCTGGCTACATTAATCCTTAATTACTGGCATCCGCATGCGAAGTCCAGCCATGCGGATCGAAGGTCAGAAACGCATTAATCGCCCCATCATCTTCACCTTCCGCAGCTTGAACCTGCTGCAGCCCTAGATACCTTTCGTAGCCAAAGCCCGGACCAGTATCATGCATAGGCAGCGGGTAAACCATAGTGGTGCCCAACGTAAGCTGTGCAGCCGCTGCAAAGACATCCGTAGTAAAGTGGATCGTCTGCGAGCCGTCCGTAGACGGAGTAGACGAACTATCACTCACCAACTGGAACGCCGTAGTACCAGCTGTACCCGCGCCACCATCAAAAGCGGCGGAGATCTGGATAACTAAGTACATAGGCTGACCTTGGCCGACATCTCGGGCGACGCCAAGATCGATGACATCACCAATGTTAGCAGTAGAGGCTTCGATAGCGGCACTAACAGCGTCGCAGAATTCCAGCCGTTCATCCATAAACATAGTTTTTTCCTTTCAACTAGATTAGGTGACCTGGGCTTCGTCAGCCGACAGCGCATCAACGCGCCGGATTGGAATACCGTTGAACGACTCGACAAGCTTGCCGCCAACATTCTCCATTGTCAGCGTAGAATTCTGGACACCAGCCGCCGATTGACGGCTAATCCAAGTAGCAATGTCCCTGCTAGCATAGAAAGCCGGGCGGCCGCTAGCTAGATTCGGAACCAAACGCATAGCCTGGAACATCAAATCAGGAATATGAGCGCCAGTCGAAAACGTACCAGAAGTGTAGACACGGGTCAACAGCGACTTATCAATATTAGCGATACGAACAATGTAGCGCCAATCTCTC